ATAGCCTGCCATCGTGGGTTATTAGCTGTAGCATAGAAATTAAGCATCTCTACAACAGGAAGTATCCTATTAATAGTGAATGTAGGCATCCCTTGGTCTTCAAGAGACTTTTTCTCTCCACTTGACAACTGCTCATCATGGGCAAACTCATATCCTTTTTGATTCACAAACTGCCACTGTTGCCTGGTCCAGTTATTAGAGAGATTATATAACTCTCTTATCTGGTCAGCTTTCTTCTTTCTAGCCATTATTTAGTCCTCTGGAAATCCTTCCCACTCATCCCTAATCCAATCAAGAATCCTTGGTTCAATTTCAGAATGAGCCACATATTCTGCAGATTTAGGATTATCATAATAAGCACCAATTTCTTTATCTCTACTCATTCCTTTTCTTCCTCCTACCCCAGAACCTTGCATTTCTGCAATTTGTTCTTTTTTTGAACCATATTTATCTGGATTCTCAAACATTATTTGATGAGAAAGTTCAGCAATTAAATCATCAGCTCTCCCCATTTTTCCCATTGGACTTTGACCAAAGATAAGCTGAGGAACACCAAATAAATATCCTAAACCTTTCTGTAATTTATTAGGGTCATCAGCAAATCCAAACTCCCTAGGAGCTGTCATAGGTCTATTATAATCTCTCGTTTCTAGCTGAGGAGCACCTGTCTTTCTCCATAAATCATATAATGTCTCAGAACTAACATCATACCATTCATCCTCTCTTCCCTTGGTCTCTGACCTCCATCCGCTACTTGTTCCTTCAGGAAAATACTCTTGAAATGTATCAAGAGGAGTTTTAAAGAGGTCATAATACTTATTCTCGAAGATAGGAAGTTCACTTAAAGCACCTGCTGTTTGTCTAACATAACTTCTAAGACTTCTCTTCCCGAATAAATCATTGCTAGATTTCTTTTTTCTAGCCATTATTTACCTTCTTTATACTTATCCTTTGGATAATTGTAATAGAAATTAGGCGTTTCACTTCCATGAACTTTATCTCCATTCTTTTTAGTATGTTTCTCCCTAACTGGGTGAGGTTTTTTATTATAAGGTCATGTATGTAAGGCATCTTTAGCCACTACTCACCTACCTTATAATCATTTTTAGTAGAATCTTGTACCATAGATTCAAAAGCTTTGTCATCTACTGTAGGTTTTTCTGTTCGCATACCTTTTAACATATTACGATAATCACCAGAAAAATCCATTTTCTCAAATGCATCCATGTCCTTAGTTTTATCCATATAAAATTGTAACATTCTAAATGGGCTTATCATATTCCCTTTCTCAGTATACTTAGGTTTAGAACGAGTTCCATAAGATAAAAGAGCAGATCTTAAATCTGCTTTAACATCCCAAGGTAATTCCCTGTCTAATTCTCCCATCGTCCGAGATAGATACTGTTGTCTTGGGGGTGCTCCAAAACTAGATCTAGTGATAGTTCTTCTTACAGGCTGACCTTCAACATTGGTTCCAGAAATAACATCTCCGTCCCTTGATACATCTGATAATCCTCTTTCATCCCATGCAGGATTCCATTCA